ACCGTACAAAGATGAGGGGGTGGGTCTGTATGCTTATACGGACGTGCCCACGTTGGATGGCCAATCAGGAGCTCCGTGTTTCGTTCGAAATACGAAGATCCCGTTTCGTGTCATTGGAGAGTTGTCCGGTGGAGGCGATAACCACTCTGTGGTAAGCGTCACTATGCAGGAAGATATCCTTGATACGATAGCGTTGGCGAACGCAGTCTGGGCGAAGAGAAATCCGGACAAAAAGAATCCCTGGGTGCTCGGGAAACTATTACGCAATGAGCACATGGAGTTGGACGAGAGCGACTGGACCAACCTACCCGCCATGGCAGATAATGTCAGGTCGGAAGGTACAACGAAACATGGTTCCACGTTGCCCAAGAGCAACCCGATAGCTCCATCGATGATTTCACCGTCGTTGAGAAGAGCTGGTTGGAAGACTGAAACGTTGCCGACACAAGTTGCGCGATTTAACGTTGGAGACCTCAAGAGGAAGTATGAGGATTATGGCGTCGAATTTGATGACATGCCTGACTTAGAAGATGAGGACAACGTTGATCCACGCGAGTACTTTAAGACGCGAATTGGTCAACCAACACTGCCCAGACCCGAGGCATTAAACCGAGTCAGGTACTGGGATAAGCTTCCGAGGCCAAAGAACGATGAATATCATGTGTTGCATCCCCGCCATGTCGTTTTCGGGAATCGAAAATTAGACTTGAAAGGAATTGCGCTGGATACGTCACCGGGCTGGCCCTGGATTACTATGAAAGGTACCACCGATAGGAGAGAGATCTTCAAGGATTCGTGGGATGAGACAGAACCCCGCGTAAAACATGAGATTGATCGGATTCTCCAGGCGGCTAAGGACGGAAATTCATATATGCCAATTTACACTCTGTCGTTGAAGATTGAGAGGAAAGAGGCAAGTTCTGTGCTGCATGGAAAGACGAGAGCTTTCATGGGAGGAGATGTTGCGTTTCAGGTTGCAGGTCAGTGTTCCTTGGGCTATTTGAATAAGATAGTCTTGGATAATCCGACTTGTTTCCTAACATACGCGATAAATCCTCATGGCTCCGAATGGGGTCAATTGAAGATCAGGATGGCAAAACATCCGAACCATATCACAACCGATGCTAAGAATTGGGACTTCTCTCAGCACGTCTGGGTCTTTGAAAAGAGATTCGATGAGCGAATGAGATATTTCAAGAGTTGTACGATTGTTGATCACAGTGGAGGGTATAAGCTCGGTGAGCCTGTGACTTTTCGCAATGCTGTGGAGAACGCGATAATGGGCCAATGCTGCTCATTTGTGATCCTAAGGCAAGTCGTCTACGGAATGTGGAAGGCTGCGAGGTCAGGAGGCTTCGAGACAACACTCGGAAACTGCGAGAACAATACAATTTCTTGGCGTCTAGTGTTCGTGCTCTTGGCTGAGGCGAACAATGCCGTTCCGGCAGATATGGATGTCATGGACTTTTAC